CCGCTACCTTTGCTGTTAAAAGTGTTCCAATCTGTGCTTGTAAGGTAGCCACTTACGCTTGTTGTGGCTGCTGGTATAGAAATCGTAGGTGTATTGCCACCGCTAGAAACTACTGGGCTTGTTGCTCCTACGCTGGTTACCGTTCCTACATTGATCGAACCGCCAAGACTTGTGCTTGTGCCATTAATGGTAATAGCTGAATTAGCCAAACCCGCATTAGGAATAGTCGTAGATGCCGTAACATTGCCTGTAGTGTTATTGGCATACATATAGCCAGTAAGACCAGTTACCGCTAGGTTTGTAGTGGTTAGATTAGTAAATGATTCGCTAGATGAGCCAGCAATTTTTTGCCATACGCCATTTTCAAAAATAGCCCAATCGCCTACTGCCCATCCCGTTACACCATTGAGATTGGTATTGCCTGCTACAGAAACTACATAGTAATAACCCGCAGTTCCTACGCTAGATACTAAAGTTGGTGTATTTGTAGATGCGTTCCATGTGCCTTGATATGCTGGCGCATTGGTTGGCTGGGTACTAATGCTAGTAATTTGTCCTTGAGCATTTACGGCGATAACAGGAATAACGGCGGCTGAACCATAAGTTCCAGCAGTTACTCCAGTATTGGCAATTGCTATAGTTGTTGCAATTGAACCGTTATAACTTGTGCCTGAAAGACCTGTACTTATTGTCAAAGCATTTAAGTTAGAACCTAAAGATACGCCTGAAATAGTGCTATTGGTAAGCTGGCTATTGCCAATACCGCCAAGAGTTCCACCTAAAGTTAAATTACCGCTAGAAGTTACTGTTCCAGTGAGAGTTATACCGTTTACTGAACCTGTACCTGAAACTGAAGTAACCGTTCCACCAGGATTAGTAGAATTAATAGTTATCGCGGCTGAACCATTATATGTGGTTCCAGTGCTGAAGGTGATATTTGAGCCTGCTGTCAAACTGAACAGGTTACCTCCCAGCGCTACACCTGAGATTGTGTTGTTAGCTAATTGAGCATTAGTAATTGTGCCACTCAAAGCCGTAGTCGGAATAGTGAGCGAGGCGGTCATTGCCCCAGTACCGTTTCCATAAACGTAACCTGTCAGGGTATTTACACCTGTACCGCCTGATGCTACATTCAAAGTGCCGCCTAAGACAACACCGCCAGAAGTAGGAGAAGAAGGAGTCAAACCTGTTGAACCTGCGCTGAATGTAGCAACTCCTGAACCAGAAATAATAGCACCCCAACCTGTCGCCGTGTAGGCTTCTAGAATTCCACTATCAGTGTTATAACGCAGTGTGCCTACTACTGCTCCACCACGTTGTGCTGTTGTGCCTTGGGGTAATACTACTCCTGCTGATCCAGGTAATACGGGATTGTTTACAATACTTATAGTTGGAGTTGTGGTATTATTAGCTACGTTAATTTGGTTCGCAGTGCCATTAACTTGAGTTACAGTTCCACTACCAGTACCGAGTATTTGCCAGATACCGCCCTCATAAAACTCAAAAGCGGAAAGAGTAGTATTGTAACGAATCTGACCCGCGTTAGGGGCAATAGGTCTTTGTGACGTAGTTCCGTTCGGTACGGTAATACCGCCAGTGCCAGGAAATACCGCGTCATTAGCGAATGAGATTGTAGGATTACCACTAACACCGTTACCGCTAGCTACGCTAATTTGATTTGTAGTCCCAGCGATACTCAGAGGGCTGAGATTACTTCCGTTTGAAAATAATAAACCAGTGCCGCCGAGGTTAGCGAGGGAATAGAGAAGCCCCGTAACGGCAAGTGTAGGGTTACCACTCACACCGTTGCCGTTTGCTACTGAGAGACCTGCTCCGCTAACTGAAAGCACCCGAGCAGCTACTGTGCCAGCCGCTGTTTTTGCAATTAAGCCATAACCAGTAGTCTCAAGTGAACCCGATGTGCCGTTCAAAAATAATGAAAACTTGCCTTGAGCACCGCTGTCAGTAATTCCAATGCCAATCCCTACCCCAAAGTAACGGCTGTTAGGAAGAGTTGGCTCATTGTTTACAGTTAAAAATGTTTGAAATTGTGAAGGCGTCGCCACAAGTTGATTAACCGTAGCTTGAACGGTTACTCCACCTTGCTGAATGGGGACTAATTCAAGACCCGTAATAGGTCCCGCTTGAGGTAATTCAGGTATTAATTTATTGGCCATTACGTGGATTTACTGGAGTAAAAGTTGTACCGTCAAGATTACCATCTAATTGATTTGGAATAGAAGGTGAAAGTAAATCATTTTCACTAGTCAAAATCTGATTGTCACGCACGGCAATGTCTGCGTCGGGACGCGGAAAGCGAATAGAAATTTTTTCAGGTTGACGGGCAGGTAAGCGATATGGGTCAAATTGGTCAGAACAACCGTGAATACAAACGCGCAAAGCAGGAATATTTCCGTCTTGAGTAATTTCATCGTACGGACGTTTCATTTTACAACGATCACAAATCGCTATAGAAATAATATTATTACCTTTAGTATTTAGCCACTTTGGCATATTTTACCTTGTATACGGTGAAATATTAGGCGCAAAGTAGATAGGAGACTTATCCCTGTTCTCATTTTGAGCCATGAGTAGATGTTTTTCATATTGTTGTTCTGCGTATGTGATTCTACCTGGATCCACTTGAGGAAGTTCGCACGCCATTTGGTGTGCTAATCCCCATTGAATCGCAAGGTAAAAATATTGCGGAATTTCAATTTGACCGCTTAAATCACCTACGTCTTGAACATAACGGTTTAACCAGAGTTCAATCTGAGGTTGAATAGAATTAGGCACTGGCCACACTTCCATATTCGGCTGAGGAATTGTACGGTTAAACCAATATTGCAATGGGCGTAACGCTTGAAATTGACGGTTAGGTAGGTTGGAGTAATCATCCCTGTTCATACGTGCCATGGGTATTGCCACGGGCATTGTACCGAATTGAACTTGATACACTCCTATATTTGGTCCAGAAACTTGCAAAATACGCCAAAAAGGTTGCGTAGCCGTGGCTTGTAAGTCGTAATACAACCATTGATTAGGAGCCCAAGTAACGACTCCAGGAGTAGCAATATCAGTCCAAGTAACCCCATCAACTGAACATTGAATTTTAATTTCTACTGAACCTTCAACGGCGGGCAATATTCCAACAGTATTAATATAAACAGGATTAGCTAATCCATTATTAATACCGATTGAACCTGTATTGGTAGTAAGTTGGCAAATATTTAAACCAATACCGTCAAAAGCATAAGCTGCGATTCCTGAAGTAGAATAATATCCTTGAGTAATATTTGTAGTTGTGCGATAGTTCGCGTTCAATACGTCAACAGTGCCGACTGGCAGGTAGTAATAAGTCTGGTCAGGGATTAAGCCAATGACGACTTTATTAATTGCCCAATAGTTAATACCCCAATTAGTGAGGCTTGAAAGCAAATAATAAAGACTGGTTTTTGCAGATTGTACCTGCTCAACGGTTAATTCTTCAGCTAACTTACCAGCGCGACGAGCACCATGATCAATAAGATCCTGAACGCTGACGACTGTTTGACCTACTGTTCCGCTTGTGCTCATTGTTTTCTATTCCACATATCAAACAGCGTTTTAACTTTCTCTTCTAAAACACCAATCCTAACGTCCATCTTTGCTAGGGCAATGACAAGGGCTACAAATCCAATGACCATTGGCCAGATTTTAGAAAGTGTATCTACCATGTCCATTTTAAACTCACCACATTGGTGTCTTTTTAATTTTACCGCCGTTTTTACAATTCCAACGCTTTAATGAGGCAGCCTTGCGAGTTGGCTTTCCGTTCTCATCTTTCATTGGTCCTGGCATACCTGACATTCTAGCGCAGAATGACTTTCTACGTTTTGCATCTGATTCAGTCTTTGGGTGTGGCGCAGGCGCTTTTAAATGTGACCCAGTAGCGCGGTTAAATTTGTCTCTACCTTTTTGGGTCAAGCCTGCACCCTTGCTGACTGGTAACTTTTCGCCTTTCTTAATTGAAAGACTTACGTCGCCACCTGTTTTCTTTTTAGCCGTTTTAGCTGATTCAATAAATGCCGCCTTAGTAGGCGCACCCTTAGAACCAACTTTACGCATTCTTTCACCAGAACCAGCTTTAATGCGTTCTTGCTTGGCATGAATGTTAGCATAAAGACCATTCTTAGCCATGATTACCAGTTCTTAATCTTTTTTGTAGATCCGCCGCTAGATTTCTTTTCCAAAATCTTATTTGCTTTTGCATCAATCTTTGATTTGCTTGACTCTGAGAGTTTTCCTGCTTTGACAGCTTGAGTAGCGCGTGCCTTAGCATTCGCTGCGTGGGCACGGTCAGGCATAGGATATTTACGCTCTCCTGGTAAACCAAAATCTGACTTAGGCAATGACTTGCGAGTCTTTGTAGTCAGTTGACCGCCAGCTTTCTTGCTGCTTGCGGCTCGCTTTTCGCTATACGCGATTGCTACGGCTTGCTTAACTGGCTTACCCGCCTTGACTTCAGCGGAGACATTATGCTTAAAAGCCTTTTCAGATTTTGATTTGATTAATGGCATGATTATGGAGTTACGTTAGCAGGTTGATCAGCTTGAATCAATAGTCCTTCAGCATACATTGCAACGTGCTGTGTTGAACTGTCACTTGTTGAAAACAAAAACTGAAGATCAGTCTTTGGACCAAACACGTTTGCGCAATACCTATGAACATCCATAAATAATGTAAAGCTAACTTGCGCGGCAGAAAGTGATGCTGCTCCAAATTGTTGAGTCAGCAAATTGTAAAAAATATACACGTTTGAAGACAAAGAGCTACCTGACCAGCAGTTAATACGACGCAAATAGAAATTAAATCCATTAGGTACTGAATATACAGTCATTTGACTACGACCTAAACCAGCATTGATTTGACCGTAGGTGGTTGAGCCGTTTTTAACTGTAATTGTACCTACGTTAGTAGTTTGACCAGTTGCAGGCGTTGTCATAGCTACGCTATTAATGCGTAAATATTGATTAACAGTAGTTACGCCAGTAGTGCCATTCAAAGTAACTGATTCAGAAATCGCATTCCAGTTTGCATCTAATCCGTTAACAGTTACTTTTGCTGGAGAAGCATCCGTAGCGGATGAACTAACTACAGTCATTGTTAAAGCGGAAGCTGGAAAAGTGTAAGTCGAAGCATTTTCCCATAGCGGAATTTGTGTTCCTGCTACGGCAGCATTATAACCATTTATATTAACATTACTGTGACCGTACACTTCATTACGGTTGACTTGAAGGTCAAACGGTTCAGATGTACCCGCACGAGTAATTGACGAAACTGTTGCAGTCATATCTCATTCTCCAAAATTTAAGAAGGCGGGGGCGAACCCCCGCGCAATCTTAGTAATTACACTTACCGCCTGCTTTTTTAGCAGTAGACACCTTAGTCGTGTGCACTTTATGCGCATGACCGCCATGAGCCATATGTTCCTTGTGGGACACATGACCACCATGGGCGTGGTGCTTGGTAGAGTGTTTGTGATGAGATACGTGACCACCATGAGTCTCATGAACTGAATGATGCTTGTGATGAGCTACGTGACCGCCATGTTTGTAACCAGCAACGCCTTCCTTGATAGAACCTGTACCAGCTTTCTTTGTAGGCATTTTTGCGCCGTCATGAACCAAAGTATTCTCATAACGATTAGCAACGCTACCAGACACAGTGCCACCTTTAGCGAACTTCTTGAGGTGACCACCGCGCTTATAGCCTAAACCTTCAACACCGCCTGTTTTGGTGCTGAAAGACTTAGTTTGCTTAGCTTGATGAACTTTGTCTTTGACGTCAATTTTTGGCTTCAAAGTAGTTTTGGTTTCAAAACGATCAATAGCTGCTCCGCCATCTTTCTTATGCATCTTACCGCCCATGCACATTTTGGCTTCATGCTTGTGATGTTCGTGCATCTTTTTGTGATGCGCAGAACCGCCTTCTTTGTGCTTAGCAGCGTGATGCTTAGCCATAGCTTTGTGATGCTCATGTGAACCAACGGGATGACCAGATACGTGATGAACTTTGCCACCATGTTTATATCCAGGACCTTCTACACCTTCGGTCATACGCTTAGGATCACGACGAGTAGCTTCAATTCCACCAGCGAGTCCACCAGGAACTGCAGGACCAGCCTTAGGAGCGCGACCACCAGCTTTTAAACCATGATGAGCTTTAGAAGCCTTTTCATGTTCATGATGCTTGAGTTCTTTTTCAACGCGTTTGATTTCAGCTTCTTCGTTGCGAATATGACCGCCTTTGGCATGCTTTTTAGCATGACCGCCGCGCTTCATACCACCGCCAACTTCATCAACTGAAGGCTCGGTTGTGAACATTTTTGGTTCACGGATAAATTTACTAGTTGCCATGGTTTATATCTCCTATTAGGCTTGAGTAACACCAAGAGCACCAGTACGAGTCGCATTAGGACCAACTTGAATACCATTCAAGCCAATACCCATTACAAGGCGTTTGATACCGTTAGAGGCGCTAGATGGCGTGTATGTGCCGCGCACGTCACCAGTCGAGCTAGTTGCAGGATTGGTTGTAACTGCAGGAACAAAAGTACCAGCATCACGAGCCAAGGTGTTATTCCAACCAACGGAAACAACGTAACCAGCATCAACAACGCGCACTGGCAAGCCTAGAACATCGGTTGTACCGACAGTAATCGCGACTGGCAATGAACCATTGATAGCAATGCTAGAGATTTGATAGAACGCTTTTTTACCAGCTACGTTCGCTACAGCAGAAGAAGTTGTACCAGTGGCGATAACTTCAGTCATAGCTTGACCGTAGTAATCGTAACCAGAAACTGTCAAATTGCGGCTAGTTCCGATTGTACCAGAAGCAGTAGTCAATTGAACTGCACGTGGGCAATCTAATTGAACAACTACAGTGCCGTCAGTACGTACGATTGATTGAGTGCTTGTACCCGCAGTCAAAGTCAAGTTAGCAGCACCAGCTGGAGTTTGGCTCGCAGCGATGTTTGCAGTTTGCAATGTTTGTGGGATTAAGTCGAAAATGTAAATACGACCTAGAGGACCAACACCGAGATCCATCGGAGCAGGGTCGCCAAGGTAAGCATTGTTCGACAAGAAAATATTTGTGCTAGAAGCAGATTGGGAAGTATTGACAGTATAAGTGCCAACGCCACCAGTTCCACTCAGGAAAGCAGTGATTTGTGTACCAGCTGTTACGCCAGTTCCACCGATAAATGAGCCAACGGTAACAGGGTCACCAGAAAGCAAAGAAGTTACAGTTAAGGTTGTGCCTGAAATTGAACCGACTACAACGCACTCGGTAGAATTATAAGACAAACCCATAAAGGTTTGAGCAGTACCTAAGAATAGGTCATCACTAAATTGTGGCATGTGTCTTTCTCCTTGAAAAGCATAGACATATTACATTAAGAAAAAGGGGCTAGGCTTTTGACCCAGCCCCTGTATTACATTAGACTCCAGGTGTGCCGTACATAGCACGTGGGTCTGTCCAGCTTGGCCAATAACGCTCGGTTGCCTTGTAACGCATAGAGTCGGTTTCAAAGTCGCCTTCCATGGTTTTCTCAAGAGCACGACGCATCATCAACTTCATACCTTCTGGGGCATCAGTTTGAACCCACCAGTTAGTAGCAGAAGTCAAACGGCTAATTACTGAAGCACCTTCTGGCAACAATCCAATTGATTTGATTGGGTTGATGTCATTGTTTGCTGTACCAGTACGTAGCACTGACTTGAGCAACACTTCGGCTTGAAACACGTTGCCAGGAGCCACAACCAATTTCAATGGTTGTAAACGGATCTTCTTACCGTTGTTGTCAACGGCTTGACGAACCTGAATCAACATTTGCTCAAGTGAAGTCTGGGACAAGTTAGCGGCAGTACCTAGCAAGTTGCTAAATGTGCCGTTCACGATTGGGTGTGCAGAGCTATTCAAAGCCACGCCGTCACCACCAGTGTATGAACTGTTGAATGCGCGGTTCAAAATGTTAGCGCATAACAATTCCTTGGTTTCAACGAGGGACTGTGCAAGGTGCTTGGCGTATACTTGACCGATACGGATATGGTCACCGTCTTCAACCAGAACTTTGGTCAAAGCAAATGCCAAGCCGAATACTTGGTATACATAGCGTTGCAAGAATAACACGCCACCTTGTTGATAGGTTACTGGGCTGCCATCAGGTAACTGAGGAGCTGCACCAAAACCGTACAACACTGGTTCTTCGTGGTAGTTACGTGGGATGCCTGCTTGTTCACGGAAAACTGTGGACCATTCATCGGCACGTTGATCATAAACTCCGTCAAATGCTTCGTTGAGGATTGGCTCAACTATTGAACGGAAGTCCGTACTGCGCATCGGG